TCCTCGTGACACCAAGAACCCTGAATTTGTGAGCTTTTTCTCTAGGGCCAATATTTTACGGTTGTATGGAAAAGCAGCAGAGTTAGCCATGTACTCGACTTCAATTACATCTACTTTTTCTTTTTTAACCGATCTACCAACATCAGCAAGAGGATCTACACCGCCATCAATTGCAAGAGCCACTTCACACTGAAGATCTTTTAATAGCTTAGGTATAACGTCTGATGGCGTTAAAAAGCCATCGACCGTTGCGGAATTGCGAGGCCATTGCATGGCTTGCGCGCTGGTTTTCTTTGTCCCTATAAAAGGCAAAGCCTCCACATAAACACTCGCTTTTAGAAGTAAAATAGCAGCCGTACCGCTTACAGTTACTCCCATTGATGCAGCATAGGCTGTAAAGGCGGTATCACTAATATATGAATTGCTGTTTGTTAGTCCCGCGCCTGTCTCGACCACTGTTGCCATTACTTACCCCTGTTATTTGTTTTTCTTAACATTGCACCCTATTGCTAAGGTGCAACATTAAAAATTACAGCTTGGTTACCCGTCCAGCGTCTATCAACTCTTTTGCAAGCTCACTGCTAACATCAGCAATGTAAAACCCGCCTTCTAAGTTGAAAGGAACACCCCATAAATTCATAGCGTCATAAATAACGCTGTCATAAATAGCTTGCACCTTAACTGTTGATGATTTGGTCTTAGCCATCTTAGTTGTTGATGCTAGTTAGGCGTGCAATCCCGCGACGATTAAATGATGCAAAGTTTGAGTAAGATTTGACCCGAACAATTGTTTCATCTTTTGTCTCAGCTACACCTACTTGCTCTACTGCGATTCCTGCCACCGTACCCGACGGATGAATCATAGATACACCAACCTTCTGCGAGCCATCATCGAAACAACCAGCATAAACAGACGTGAGTGCTCCTCCGGCTATGGCGGCTCCGTTTGCCGTCTCAGCTACTGATAAATAATCGTTTTGGAAAATTGGGATACCTTCATAAACGCTTACGTTTCGAGTTGTACCGTTGGGCATAGTAAAAGTCATAACTTCGTTGACTCCGCCTAGAGCGCGAACCAATGCTTTGTAAGCCCGCAATGTACGTGAAGGCATCATGATCCAGTCAACCTGACCATCCTTAGCTTTCACCAAGTCTAAAAGCGAATCTAACAACGTGAAAGATATTGCTTGACCAGCAGATGCCGCTGTAAATTGTGTAGCATCTACAAGAACGGGCAAGCCATTCATGTTTGGAGATACGCCTGTACCAGTTGCGATACCAGCTTGCAATAAACGACCGACTGATTTAGCTTTTGAGCTAATTTCTATCGCTAATTGATCCACTCCTGCTGAAGATGATTGTGCGCCCACGAGGCCATTCATTTCTGCGTCCCCGATAGTAGTTACGGCTGTATATGCAATCTGTGTGAATGTTGCAGCAGCTTTGGCTGTTATTGCGGCTCCTACAGCTAAATGCTGGGCATTACCTAACGCATTTTCACGGTTGATAAGCATTGCCTGGCCGTCATAGCCTGTGTAGGGCATAGACAGAAAGATAGGATTAGTTGTAATAATATCTTCCGCAACACCTGCCACTATTTCGTTATTGATTAATTTCTTTGCTTCTACTAATGTTTGTGTAGCCATGTTAAATTACCTTTTTTAGAGTTTTGATAAACCAGATGCTATTTTTTGCACACTGGTTAAAGTTGGATTGTTAGCAGTTTGTGAGCCTCCTAATGAGTCTCCGCCGCTTGACTGGTTTCCCTTGACTAAATGAGCAATTTCGCCACTGGCGCTAATTTCTGCTTTTAGGTCTTCCAGAGATAGAGCTGTCAGTGAGCCTGACTTATCTAACACGCGCATAGAGCCATCTATAATCTTAGTTCTACTTGCAAGTCGAGCAGTTAAGTCATTTAAAGCAAATTCAGAAACAGGATTGAAAGAGACACCGTAGCTATTGACGTCGCGTTGATGTGTGGACTTTTCAAAACTTTGAATAGCCTCATCCAGCGCGCTTTCTTTAGCGTTTAGGTCCGCCATTAACTTCTCAGACCTTGATTTTTCAATGGTCAAAAGCTGCTCGTGGTCGTTTTCTTTTAATGCTTTTTCAGCTTGAGACTTAGCTAATAATTCGGCTTCATCTTTTGCTTTTTGTTTTGCTTTTTTAGTTTCGCCCAACAACTCTTCATTCTTAGCCTTTATAGCTGTGAACTCTAAATTGCTAGATTCAATTACTGACTTTTGTTCTTCGATAAGTTTTAACGCTTCTTCAAGTTCCATATTAATACTCCCACAAGGAAAACAGCCACTGGCTGAATTTTTTACATAAAAAAACCGCTTATTTACAGCGGTTCCGAATTAACTCTTTTTATTATTTAGCTGAAAGATAACGAGTTTCTGGCTTCCAGCTGATCTAATGTTAATGTTTGTCCTGATTTGTCGATAAAGTTGCTGATAGACACTTCGCCGCTTCTGAATAATGCTGCTCGTTTTGGCCCTAACACTTCGGTCTGAACTGATTTGCCTTGTTTTTTTAGCCATCCACCATAGGTAAGTTTTGCCGATACATAACCGCTATCAGAAGATCTTTTTCCCTCAATTTCAGAGCCTAGATCAAATTCAGGTTTAACTAATTTAATAAAACTACTTCTGCACCCCCAATGGATTGGCGGCTTGCTTTGCTCACCTTCTTGGAACTTCTGGCCATCCAGGCCTGCGCATGTAATGGAGGTTTTTGAATCTAAGGTTGATAACCACTGCCAACCATCAAAAATATCATCGTTTTCGTCAAAGGTAGCTTCTCTGGCTCCCGTTGCAGTTTTATTAGTGGTGGTCCTTACCAGGGTTTCAGCCTGCTGTTTTGTTCTTGTTTTAACCATTTCTGATATTTCTTCAACCATTTCATCGTTTGTTCTACCGCTTAAAGATCCATCTTTGATTATTTGGCCTATCTTTTTAGACTGAGAAGCTGAGAATTGTTTTATTGCCTGGTCAATTGTTACCGCCTGAATCTTTCCGCCTACTAACAGGTTCATAGTCTGAGACTCAACAGATTTTTTTATACTTAATAACGATGGCGACTTAATAGACTTTGCTGATGTTGTTGCTATTAATAGTTGCTTTGCAAACTTTGACTCTTTAACAGCAAAATCCTCTAATGAAGAAACAAGGTCATTACCGTATAGGGTCAGCAGCTCATTACTTATTTTTTCAACTTCTTTCCCTAAAATAACGGCCCTTTCTTTCCCATACCTTGCCAGCACTTTTTTTTCTAGCAAATTGTCCAGGCGTCTAATGTGTTTGTAGAGCCTCCTGGCCTCGCCCTTTGAATATCTTTCCATTAATATCTGCCTAAGGGTTACAGCATCAATCATTGCCTGTTTACTACTCATTCTATTGGGCTAATATCATCAACATCTGACTCAATATCTTCGCTGGTCCTGGTAGGATCTATAAGTCCAGTATTACGAGCGTTTTCTTGTAAGTCCTCTTTAGCAATAATGCCTCTGTCATATAACTGAATCGAAGCCATAACCTGGGCAGCATCTAGTGAGCTATCATAAAAGTCATCGTTAATTACATACGTAGGCAAAGTGTTTGCGCCCATAAATAGCCCCGCCCAGGACAAAGACAGCTCCAAAGCTGAGGAAGTGTTTTGAACGACGTTGCTTAACACAGAATTTGATCCGGCATGTCTAATCATTGCCGCTGTTGCAGTTTCAGCCTGGCCACTACCCTGGTCAATTAGTCTCGCCCCAATAGCAACCATTTCTTTTAGCTTTTGCTGCATTTCAGAGCTGACAGCATCATTTGCTGTTGTCTGCAATAGGGTAGCCGACCCGCCTCCTGACGTAATTAAACCCCGACGGGCCCCTACTTCAACGCCATTCGGATTTAATTCTTTCCATTCGTTTGAATTTGTATCACCAATATCAAGGTGTAGCATCGGCTGGCCATGTAAAAAAAGCCCCTCCTCTTTGTCTGCAGAGTTGCGATAATGACCTATATTAATCTCACTAATATCATATAAAGGCGCGTCATCAGTTGCTGGATCGTTACTGTAGGACCCTGCAATAACGAAAGGAATAAACTTTAATCGAGAACCACTTGAATCTCTAGGCTCAACCACAGAAATTATCTCATCTTCCCTATAAACAGTGATTGTATAAACGCCATCAACCAGGGACAAGACGCGGTATTGCGTGGCCGTGTCGTAATCAAACTCATCAATCGCTGTCGGGTAATCTTCTTTTAAGACAACCTGGACCAGCATATCTATTCCGCCGATTGCTTCTGTTTTCCAGTTAATTATTGACTCTGCCAGATAAGGCTTAATATTTGCCTGGACATTTAAGCCCTGGACCTGGGCGTCACTTAAACCCTGGTCCACTGACGGATAATCAGTAAGCAAGCCGTATCGGCCTGTTTGCAACAAATTAGCAACAATATTTTTTGCTAACTGCTCAAGTGTTACGCCATCACCAGTTGCGTTCTTTATTAAATAATCCAATTGGCTGGGAATATCGGTTGTCGGCTTGTCTTTAAAAGCAAACCCCACCATTGAATCATTCGTTACTTTTATTACGTTAGTAAATATTGCTCTTTGAACGTAGCTCGTATAACGGCTAATAGAGTCCGAATTATTAGGGTTTGGATTTGGCAGGTAAACCTCGCCCGCTTCTTTTATCGCTTTCGATCCCTTAATACAGTCTCGGACCAGCTTCCATTTGCTTAACGAATAACTATACTGATGATGCTGGCTGTCAACTGGCATATTAAAATCTCACATTTATATCTATTATTGGTTTGGATATTGGCATCAGATAGGCGATGGTATATGTAGCCGCGTCTGGTAAATGGTCAATATTTGATTTTTTATCTGGCTCGCCGTTTACGTCATAGGTCAACTGCTCAAAGCATCGAGAAGTTTCAGGGCACAACCTGTCGTTAATCATTACCCTGCCATCTTGAAATGCTTTGTTTGCACTCATTATTCTATCTTTTACCAGGGGATTCCTATTGTTTGCGTACACCGAAAAGCCAGCTTGTTCAAGCAAAGATATATCACTAGTAGATGCATTGACCGACTTTCTAGCCCGACCAGAAGCATCGGGATAGACGTTTATGTGGTGCTCTAAAAAGCGATCTTTTATTATATCTATAATAGACGGCGTATCATAAACGCCTTTAAGCTCATCAACTGCGTGATACACTTTGCCCCTCAGAACATAGATAACCGCTGACATATTAGTCACGTTGAAATCCATGCCAATAAAGAGCTCTTCTTTGAGCTGTATTTTTTCCTGGCTTCGTTGCTTTAATCTGTCGTAACCGTTGTAAACAGTACCGGACTTTAAGTTTACAAACTGCCCCATTAAATAAGCACTAATTAGCTCATCAGGATATGTTTCTTTTAGACTACTTATGTAATCAGGCGGCAAAAACTTTTTGTTTTCATAAGTTGACGCCTGGACCATTGAGTAGCTAGATGTTGGGTTTAATGCAAACTTCTCATAAACAAACAAAAAACCTTCTGGGGTCGTTGTCACAGATATCGTATTTTCTACCCCAGGAATAACCAGGCGCAAACGAGCAACTATTTTATTCCATGCTTCATTTGCTTTAAGTTTCGGCAGCGTGTCTATTTCATCTACCAGAGCCCTGGCAATCTTAAAACCAATAATGGATGATGGTTTATCCATTGAACGACAAATAACAGTCCCGTAGTAGGCTTTCCCACGATAAATATCTATTTCTTTATTTGCTACTTTTATAACAACATTAAAACCAAGGCTGAGCGCGGCTTCTTCAAAGGTTGGAAAGTAAATGTCTCTTATAGCTGGGTACGTAGGGGCAAAGTAACCCTGTACAGTCCTGGGGTTTCTGGACGCAAACAGTAGCTGGTCAACACAGCCTATATAAGTCTTGCCCGACCCAAACCCTCCAACGTATGCTTTGTATTTAGTATTTAACCTGTTTAAGAACACATTTTGAGGAGCACTAAGCTCAAGTCCTTGCATTTGTCACTTTAATATCTTTAACCGCGTCATTGACAGTAAAAGAAATATTAAGAGGTGGGGACTCTTCTTCATTCTCAGCTTTAGCCTCGGACCATCCCGCCTGAGTCTTTAAGTAAAATATAGCAGCTGATACGTTTCCAGCTTTTGCCTGGCCTATGAGGTTTGAACCAATAGCCCCAATAGCTTTTGCCTTGCCTCTTTTATAAGACCGAAAAACCTCCGCATCTCTTTTCTTTATTGCAGCAAAAGTATCGGCATCAATACCAAAATAATCAGCTATCTGCTCTTGATTTAATACAGCCGCGAGAGTCTCAACTTCCTTAGCTTGTTCTGGTGTTAGTGTCTTTTTAGGCCGCGCCATTCTGCACCGCCAGTAACTCGTTATATGTTTTACCGCTTTCTTCGTGTGTTGCTTCTTTGCCTGTGAAGTTTTGCCAGCGCTTGATAATTACATCAACGTATTTTTCGTCTAATTCCATTAATCTTGCGTGTCGATTTACTTTCTCGCAGGAGATCATAGTTGTTCCAGATCCGCCAAATAAATCAAGGCACACACCATTCACCTGACTTCCATCAATCAACGCCTTATCGACAAGTTCTATTGGCTTCATTGTTGGATGCAAATCGTTTTTGCTAGTTCGTTTAATTCTCCAAATATCCATGCCGTTATTCCCGCCATAGAATTTGTGGTTATTAACCCATCCGTAAAACATAGGCTCATACATACTCATGTAGTCACTATTGCTTAATGTGTGGTTACCCTTATCCCATATAATAAGACTTCTATGTTTAAGCCCTGTTCGCGCCATGCTTGAGTAATATTTATCAATGCCTAGCCTGTAGAATGTTATGTAAAAAGCTCCATCAACAACCTGAAGGATGATAGAGTTAATCGCATCCAAGAAGTCAGCCCCCTCTTGATCGGTCATTTTGTCGTTCTTTATAGCGCCATGCATTGCATTAAAACTCTTGGAGCCGTCAGCATGGATGCCACCAGTAAAATCCATTTGGTACGGAGGATCTGTAAAGCACATATTTGCAACGCCGCCATCAAGCAATGTATTTACAGCATCTATGCTGGTACTGTCGCCGCACATTAATCGATGGTTGCCTAGTATCCACATATCACCTAATACGCTCACGGGTGTTTCTGGCAATTCTGGGACATCATCTTCATCCGTTAAGCCTTCAACCTGTTCAGGCTCTAACAGTAAAGCGAGCTCATCAACGTCAAAACCAATTAAAGATAAATCGAAATCTTCTTTTTGCAGTGCCTCTAGCTCTAAGGAGAGGAGCTCATCATTCCAACCAGCATTTAGGGCCAGCTTATTATCAGCGATTATATAGGCTTTCTTTTGAATATCAGAAAGGCCGTCTAAGGTTATTGTTGGGACCTCATCCAGGCCTAATTTCCTAGCAGCTTGAACCCTTCCATGACCTGCAATAATGCTACTTTTACTGTCCAAAAGTATTGGATTTGTAAAGCCAAACTCAGAAATGCTTGCAGCAACCTGAGCTACCTGCTCGTCGCTATGCGTTCTGCTGTTATTTATATACGGTATAAGGTCATCGGTTGGGCGGTATTTAATTTGTAACATTTAGCACTCCACAGGATAGCTATGTCTGGCCACAGGCTAGACGATTGAATTTTTTTTTAATCTTCTTTGGATAATTGTTTTTGTAATAACTGAATCTGTAGCTGATTTTTATGCCTGGAACTAACATAGGTGGCAATGGCAAGAGCGATAGACAATAAAACCCCAATAATCGACACAATTGATTGCATGGCCGCTAAAGAGGTCGCGGCTAGAATTGTCGAGGACAAATATGCTAGCTTAGTCTGGACCGTCGTAAGGCCAAGCTCTAATATCTCTGATAGCTGCATGCTGGCCCCGTTAATAAGCGAGCCAATTGCTTAGCCGCCCTGATTTAGAGCTGTTGGCTAAGATTGACCGCAAAAAAAAAGCCTCTGCCATTGCTGGAAGAAGCCTGATATCTGTTGCTTTGGGTTTAACCCAAGCATAGATCAATTATATCCTACATTTGCCCTAAAATTCTTTAATATTTGTGAACCTGAGAATAATCAGCATTAAATATGAAATGTCAACCGAAGTTTTTTTGATATTTTCTTCGTATTTTTTAAGCCTTTATTCTTGAGCGATACAGGCACTGATGCACGATTTGCGATATTACTGCTTCAACCCTGGTCCTAACCATTTTTTCCGTCAGACTTTCACGCTGTGCAATTTCTTTAATTGTTAGGCCCAGGCCAAATTTAAGCCTTGTAATTGTTCTCAGCTGCAAGGCCATTGACGACATGATAGAGAAAGTCGTCTCATCTTCTAAGTGGATCTCATATGACCCTCTTGAGCCCCCGCCTCCGCCTATTGACTGCTCAACTGACATCTTCGGATATCCAAGGTGAGGTAATCCATTTCGACTCAGCCAGCAATATCTCTTGATTAATATAGTCGCCCTCTTTTTCTCTTCTTTCGATATAGCTGTATATTTGTTCAAGGCAGTCATTGGCGATTTGCTTGTCCGTCGGTTTGGCAATCCATTGTCTTTCACCTTTTTTAACCCCTGTTTTAAATTCAAGATATCGCCCATTTATATAAACCCCTATAAAAAATTCAACGCTCGGTATCGACTCATCGTAATAATCAAAATCCCCGTCTATAGTTGCCTGGACTGCTTTTTCAATCTTTTTTATGCTTTTTGAATTTTGCCTAAAGGAATGTAGGCTAAGATTGTCGGGGTCAAATATTAGCCAGGCCCCATTGCCACCCTTAATATCTGCGTTTACTTTTGTAATGAAGCGGTCCAGGTCAATCATTTTTGACAACCCTCCCATTTACCCTTACTACAAAGGCGTCTTTCTTTTTGTCTCGTTTTGACCAGTCTATTAAGGCAATGTGTTTTTCTATACTTTTTCGATTTTCAATTCGCCTGGAGCTGCCTTTGCTCATTTCACGTTCCTTTCTAAACTAAAGTCTGCGCTCTTAATTTTGAAATATATCTCCTGGTGCGACATGCCCTTTTTCTTGTATGCTTTTATTCTATTACTAAGCTCATCTTCTTGTTTATATACGGGCATAGGGTTAGACCAGTTGCTTCCCTTTGTTTTTATTGTCCTTACTTCAAGTTCTAAAGGAGTACCATCCCTCAAGCGCACCCTTATTAACTGAGGCGTTAGATGAGGATAAACATCGGCCCATTCTTTAATGCTTTTTGTCTCGCCTTTGTATTTGAATTTCTTCGGGGGTTTTTTAGGGTAGATTTTAGAAATAAGATGACTTAGATCTGCATTTGGGTTTCTTCTAATTTTGGTTCTGAGCGTGGCTGCTTTTATGCCGTATTTTTTCGCGGCGTCGGGAATAGTCAATAGCTGGCCATTGAAAATATACATCTTATTACTTGCCATAGTGGTCTCCAGTTGGACCATTGGAACCTATAATATCAATCCTAGATTCACTATCAGGCCAGACAGGAGCGTTTAATAGGTCATCCATAAATTCTTGGCAATCGCTAAGAATGTCGCTCGTAACTGCCCATTTATCATACGTTCCGACCGTGTTATTTGCCGTTGCATCAGGAGCATTTGAAATGTCTGTGGCAATAAATGAGCTCTCAGTTTCGGGCCAATAAACAATTATTCCCTCACCTTCTAAAGTTGCAAAAGCAGCATTAATCATTATCCTGGTGTTATATTCGCTAAAACTACGTTTCATTTTTGTTTGCCTCTGCTTCTGCTTCTTCCTCTTCTTTCATTCTAAATTCGATCAAAATGTTGATAAGGTGCTTAACTTTTAACAGGTCTTTTAGTCCGTCTTTAAATTTCCACCTGCATAGATATCTAATAATCAAACCTTCAATAAACCCAATATATTCCTGGTTTGCATAAATAAACTCCACTGGCTGTATTTTCATTTGAGAATAATGGTTGCCCCCTACCTGGTCCTGTAAAAAAGAATGAGGCGGAAGCTCCGGCTCTTTAATGCAACTCTCAACTTCTAAAGTCATAACGGCTCCTAAATAGTGATGTCTGGTTGGTGCTTGGGTTGCTCAATGCAAAAAGTGTGTGACGAATAAATGCCGCCTGATTTTCTAAAGGTAATCATTTCCATCTCCCCATCACCGTTATAGCCCTTTGAAGAGTGCCAGGAATCGGGCGGTGGAAGTGCGGCGAACACCTTATACTTGACGCCTGCCAAAGTTTTTACTTGTTCTTTATGAAAGTGGCCTACGCACCATAGACGATGAGACGTCCTACCCCACGCTTCTGACATATCACGCGCCATTGAACCTGCCAATTGCTCTGGCTTTTGTTTGTCGCCATGATGAATGCCCAATAGCCATTGACCGTATTCAATGTAATGATAAAAACCATTGGTTTCTAAAACGGTTACCCTGGGTTCTTTGTCATAATAGAATTTCATCGCCATTTGGATAGCAATACTCGTGTCTGTATCGTGATTGCCCTTAGCGCATACCAAGATCACCCTAGCAAACTTGGAAAGCATCCTGTCTGTCATATATCTCAAGGTTACTGCTGCCATGTGCATGACCTTACTCAACCTGGTATCTACGTCTTGAGGGGTTCCCCCAGCAGTCATATTGTTGCTTCCGTTAGTGTGTATAAAGTCTCCTAGATTTACTAGCAACCCTGTCTCGCTCGGCTCGGCCTTGTCGACCAAATAATCTATTGCTTCACGTAATTGCTTGGTTGCTATATCGGAATCAAAGTCACTGTGTTTCGTTTCAAGTCCCCAGCTATACATGCCGATATGGGCGTCGCCGACAAAAACTGCAGATAATAAGTCTGGCGTATGATGTTTGTGAGGATTTAGCTGGACAGGTTCTGCTGGCTTCATGTCAGAACAAAGGCCATCAATGAAGTCTTTCAGCGCTTTGGCTTGAAGCTCTTTGTCTCTTGAGGTTTTGACCCACCCCATAACTTTTTCGCCGTTTTTGTAAAGATTGCTAGTGCCGTTTATTGAATATCCAAAATCTGTTGACTCAGTATTGCCGTTGCTGTGCCTTATAGTTTTGGAAGAAGAAACCTCTCGCAAATGTTTAATTTTTCGATTTAAATAGCTGTTATCAATTCCCAAGTTTTTACAGGCTTTTGAAACATTTCCACCAAAGGCTACGCACTCATCAAGTTGCCTGATAAATTTTTGATCCTCAGTAAATTGTTTTAAATACTCATGGTCATTGTGAGACATCTGTTATTTCCTTTAGTATTTCTTGATAGCTGGACACGATGCTGTAGTGCCCTGGCCAATGGTCTAAAAGCCATTGCTGGCTGGGCTTAATAGTTCCAGCTTTAAAACTGCCGTCTTTTTTTAAAGTTTGGGGATCTTTTATTTCAAACCAGAACGTCTGTTTTTTATAACCAACTAAAATATCATCGTGGCCCAGAGAGACGGAGCAACCCTCAAGACCCCTCAAGGTCTCCACAAGAAGCGACTGATTATTGTCTACCCTGGCGGCCTGCCTGAATTTGCTAATGAAAAAGCTTTCCTTCTAACTTTGCCGCGTCGGCGTGTAAATAGAAATTAATATCAACCTCATATTCTTCTGCCAAGGCAACTATTAATCGGTGCAGTATTTCGTTATCCTCTTCTCTCTCTTCCCTTTGCTTTCTTGTAAGCACTTTTTCAGTGTCATTGAGCTGAGACATCTGCGTGTCTGCTAGATTGATTAAGCTGCTAAGAAGTATCAGCGCATCTCTTTCGGGCATTTTGATTTTGAAAATCATTTGCTTGCCCTCAGTTTTGTAAACATCAAAAAGTGTCGATATCCCCTGACTCTCATTTCCCTGGGGTAGTCTTTTACTAAAGCCTCAAATAACTCAAACGAGCCGTTGCAGCGCGTTATCTTTCCGTTTAAAGTGCCTTGACTCATTTAATCAGGCCCTGCTTTATCATCAAGTCTTGGGTCCTAACCATTCCTTCGAGGTGCGCAAGTCGTAACTCGTTTTGCGAGTAACTGCATGGCGTCCGTTGGTCGATACAGTCGTGACAACGGCTACATGCGTAGGAACCTTGAATGTCATATCCCTTCATTGAAAGGCCGGCTCCGCCAAGGTGGGCGAGGACCGTGGTGGCTGGATCGAAATTACAGATACCATAAAGCCTCACCTGGCAATCCTGATCGCGGGCACTTGCCCTTATTTTATTGACCATTAAAAGTCTCCCTCGACGGAAAAGCTACATGAACACCTTTCGATGCTGTGTAATTATTAATTTCTTCATAAATTACGTTTACCTCTGAAGTAACTAGCTCTGATGTTGAGTCTTTATCCGTCAAAGCCGACATCACGGGCCGCCATATAAGCTCTTTAACTAAAGTCTCGGACCAGGAGATATCGAGAGGTTTACTTAATGTCTTTTCAACAGTAAAACCAGCATCATTAAAAGCGTTTGCCAGCAACCGATAATATTGATGAATAGCGTTGTTTTGCAGATAGGTTCTTTGCTGCGGCTTACCTAACTCAACCTCAATAACCTCGCCAGGCTGTATTTTTTTTAGACTATCGTCCAGTGGCATAAAATAGCCCTTATCTGTTTTAACGAGCAACGCCTTAGTCATGTGTGACACCATGAACAACTAACTTCATTCTTTGGCAGAGCTTCCGAAAACATATCAACCTGTGTATCTCTTAACTCAAACTGTTCTATTAATTTAGCAACAGTCTTGTCACCATAAAAAAAGGAATGAGGAAGGCCAGTTGTTGACGGTTTATCTTGATTTATTTTAGCTTCAACAACAGCTAACTTCTTAATATTGGCTTTGCCTTCTTGAGTTTGCCAGACGTTGTACCATGATCTTTCGCTTGATAAAACGCATGGATAACAACCGACCCTGGAAGCACCAATTTCATACAGAGGGTTTTTTTTAATATTGTGGCGCGAATGAATGTCCCATACGTCCACATCACTCCACTCGACAATAGGCGTTCTAATATTAACGTGGCTAAAGTCCCTCTTTGAAAACTCAGGTAATTCAGAAATAGGATATAAACTGTCAAATGTTAAACCCTTGTATCTCCTTGCTCTAGCACTTGACTCGGCAGTTCTAACGCCTATCCAGCTTTCAGTAATATCTTTATTTTTTAATAAAAACTCTTTGGATGGCTTGAGTTTTAGGTTAGAAGTGCAAAACCTAGCCATAGTGTTTGGTAGCATTTGTTTTTGTGTGATTAAATCCAACAACCCCTTGTACTGGCTATTTTTGAGCATTTCTATCTTAATGCCTGTTTTTTTTTCAATATAATTTAAGTACAAATAATGGGATGAATGTTCAAAGCCAGTGTCTTGATAACACGCAACAAAATCAATATCTAGCTCAATAGCCAACAGCAGCATAGCTGTAGAATCTTTACCGCCAGAATAATTGAGCATAACTTTTGTCATTTTCGTAACATTTCTTTTATTTCTGATAGCTTCTGTCTAGCAACTTCAGGATCGCCGCGCTGCTCAATTGCCTTTGTTCTATCAAAAGGAGAGTAAGCTGCAGTGTTGTGAGCTCCAGTCTTAACGCCGCACCATTGTTTAAATTTGTCAGGGTCAGGCGCATATCCCGTTTTTAAGTTTGCCAGGCCATGCTCTATTTGTGCTTTTGTGACGTTTCTAAGTTTTGATATCCATTCCGCCCTGGTTATTTGAAAAAGCTCATCATTTGCGACGTTTTGGGTCCATGAATGTCCGTACCATATTCCAAAGACAGCGAACATTCTCTTCAAAAGAGGGTCAGACCTGTGTGGAGAGCTATCCAAGCCGCTTGATTCTTTCGAGGATATCGATACTGTTTTGAGCCGACGGGCTAAGGCGTTTAGATGAGCCTGTGATTTTTGGTGCTCCGGCGATAACTTCGTCATTCCATCTTTCTCCTCTTAAATAAACATCGGGGGCAGCTACGTACTGGATATCTTTGTTGGCGGTAAATGACTTAATACCATCAGTTGCAGCTTGCCTTTGTTCGGCTGTGAGTTTTTTCCATATTGCTTGAGAGTCTTTTCTTTTAATCTTCTTTGGATATATTTTATAAAAATCATCAAAACTAACGTTTAGTCTGGTGGTTACACTGGTGGTTAAAGGTACTGATGGTTCTGTATGCCGTTTTTGGGACACCTTAGCTGTCCCCTTTTCGGGACTACTACATATCCCGTTTTTGGGACTGCTTACGAAGCTATCCCGTTTTTGGGACTGCTCACCAGGCTCGGTTATTTGCCAAACTGTAATAGAACGGGTCCGCCCTACTTTTTTTCCAGTATTTTTAAGATAACCCAAAGATTCAAGCTGGATTAACCCAGCTATTATTGTCTTTCTATTTAGTGAGGTCTTGCTGTTTAAGGTTTGAATGGATGGGTATGCCTGGCCCTCTTCATTGGCATAATCTGCCAGCGCCACCATGATGAACTTTAGCGACGACTTCTTAATGTCGGCTTTAAATGCACGATTAAGAGCGTCAATGCTCAAGGCTTAAAACCTGTTTTTATTGTTAGGCGTTGTTTTATAAAGATAACCATGAGCAAAGTTTAGTACAATCATACTTCTAATGCAAGTCGAAGATAATTCGTAAAGTTTTAACACGCTACACTTGCATTCGTTTTTCAGTCGTGCTAGTTTCTTAGGCATGTCAAAAAATGTGTACAGTGTCGTCATGACTAATAATATAAAAGAAACCTGGCAAGGTAAGGCCAAGAGGCTGCTTAGGCAGCGCCGTATATATCATGACGAAATTGCTGGACTGTTAGGTTTAAAAAAGGCAACTATCAGTCAAAAGCTAAATGGCAAAATCGGAACCGAAATGTCCGAAATGATTATCATAGCTAAACGACTAGGGATGACGGTCGATCAGCTATTGGTGGACGACCCAGTTTATTCGGGCGAGCAGTCTAAGTCTGTTCGATTCATGCAAGAGTACGCGGACCTTTCGGAGGTGCAACAGGAAATGATATTAAAGTTGATTAAAACTATTCAAGATTAGTCTTTCACAAGCGCAACAAGTTGTAACTTAATAATAAAAAAAAACAATTAGGATGCGCAATAAATGGATATTATTGAAAGCAGAAACGAAGGTGAAAAGCTGTTACAAATGCATAAGGATAACCAGGCAAATGAAGTCTTGACAATGTATCGCGGCCTCGACGATGCCATGCAAGACGCTCTTTTGGATATGGTCCATGTTATAGCATGTAAGCAGAACCAGATTCACGACTAAAAGTTAAACCATTTCAACCCCCTGAAACCCGCTACATGAAAAGCGGGTTTTTTATTGCCTGAACTTTATAAACCTCCGCAGAAAGGAGGTTTTTTATTGTTTGGGCTTTTTTTTGAAATTCCCCTAATTGTTTGGTACAGCTAACTTATACACGACATAATTACTTTAATTTGCCATATAAATA